TTCCGCCACCGCCCGAGGCGATCCAAGGGCAGCAGTTGCGCGTCGAGTATGTCAGTGTCATGGCGCTGGCGCAGAAAAGGGTCGGTATCGAGTCGCTTGAGCGCACCGCGGGCTTTGTCGGCCAAGTGGCACAGGTCAAGCCCGACGTGCTTGACTCGATCGACGTCGACGAGCTGGTCCGTCAGTACGCCGACGCGATGGGCGTCCCACCGAAGATCATCGTCCCGCAGGAACAGGTCGATCAGGTCCGTCAGCAGCGCGCGCAGCAGCAGGCGCAGCAGCAAGCAGCCGAGAACGCGCCAGGGTTGGCCTCAGCCGTCAAGGACGCCTCTCAGGCATCGACTGAGCCGGGGAGTGTGCTTGGGAACATGATCGCCAAGGCAAGGGCTAGCGCGACGATGCGCGCGACCGCCTCTCCTGTGAGTAGCGGGGTGGCCGCATGACCGATCGCGCCCTCGTTCGCAATACGTCCGACCGTTCTCAGGTCCGCAAGGCGAAAAAGACCGAGCGGCAACAGAAGATTGAGGAGCAGGGCAATCTTGAGTCCGTCCTGACCACATACGACGGTCGCGCGTTGCTCTGGCGCATCCTGAGTAGGTGCCATCCGAAGCACACGTCCCACAGAGGCGAGGAAACGCACTCGACCTCGTTTCAGGAAGGAGAACGGAATATCGGGCTTTGGTTGGAGGCCGTTATCTGCGAGACCGACCTATCGGCTTACCAAATGATGCAGACCGAAGCGGCGAAACGCGCGGATAACGTAGTCGAACCGCCCGTGAAGTCCGACGAGCCTTTCCCGCTAAGTGAACCGACCGAACAGACCGCAACAATCGAGGATGACGATGGGAACTAGCGTGATCGAAGAAGTCGTAGCCCCACCGACCGAAACGCCGGTTGTCGAGACGCCGGTTGTTCCCGAATCGTATGACTTGAAGGTGCCGGACGGATCGACAGTTGATCCGGTACTCGTGGACAGGACAGCCGCCAAAGCGCGCGAGCTGGGACTGACGAACGAGGCCGCCCAAAAACTGTTCGACTCGGAAGTGAAGGACGCCACGGAACGCGAGACCGCCTCACAGGCAGCACTCGCCAAAGCGCAGGCCGACAGCCAGAAGGCGCTGTTGGACGCGTGGGCACCGAATGGCGCAGAGTGGAAGAAGTGGCAGGACGATTTGACCAAGCAGTCCAAGGCAGACCCGACGATCGGCGGCGAGAAGTTCAATCAGGCCGTCGAATCTGCTGGACAGGCCGTGGAACGGTTCGGTGACCCCGAGTTGAAGAAGATGTTAGAGGAGACGGGCTTCGGCCGGCATCCGGTCGTCTTGCGTTTGCTGTCCAAGATCGGGGCGGCGAGCCGCGAAAGCACGTTCGCTAACGGTGGCGCTCCAACTGGCGGTACGGAGACGTCGATGGTCAACCGTTGGTACGGAAAAACGACTCCCGAGTAGGCTATCTCACCTTCCGCCCGAATAGGGCGACAGGAGCACTTTCACAATGGCTACCGTCGTAGGTGCCACGGTTCCGACGCTGATCGACCAAGCGAAGCGGACGGACCCGGATGGCAAGATCGCGGACATCGCTGAACTGCTCACGCAGACCAACGAAGTCCTGCTCGACATGCCTTTCATGGAAGGCAACCTCCCGACCGGACATCGAACGACCGTCCGTACGGGTCTCCCCACCGTCGCATGGCGTTTGCTGAACGCCGGGTCGACGCCGAGCAAGTCAACCACGGCTCAGATCGATGAGCAATGCGGCCTGCTGGAAGCGTGGTCCGAAGTGGACTGCAAGGTCGCGAATCTCAATGGCAACGTCGGCGCCTTCCGTCTGTCGGAAGCCACGTCGTTCCTCGAGGCGATGTCTCAGGAAATGGCGTCCGTGCTGTGGTATGGCAACTCGGGTCTCAATCCCGAGAAGTTCACCGGCCTCGCGCCGCGCTACGGTTCGACCACGGGCGGGAACGCGCAGAACGTCATCACCGCTGGTTCGTCGGACACGGACAATACGTCGATCTGGTTGATCGTCTGGGGTCCGCGCACAATCACGGGCATCTTCCCGAAGGGCTCGACCGCAGGTCTCCAACACAAGGATCTGGGTGAGCAAGTCGTCCAGACGTCGGCCACGGTCGGCGGCGGAAGGATGCTCGCCTACCAAGAGCAGTTCGTGTGGGAGAACGGTATTGCGGTGCGCGACTGGCGCTATGCGGTTCGCATCTGCAACATCGACGTGTCGAACCTTGTTGCCGAGTCGTCGAACGCTGACCTCCAGAACAAGATGAACCGCGCGTATCACCGCATCCCGAACATCTCAGCGGGTCGGGCGGCGTGGTACATGAACCGGACCACGTTCGAGATGCTCGATATTCAGCGTCGAGAGGACGTGCGGACCGGTGGTCAGTTGAACTATGGTGTGGTGGACGGTGTGACCACGCCGATGTACAAGGGCATCCCGATCCGTCGTTCGGACGCGATCCTGAACACTGAAACGCTCGTTTCGTAACCCACAGCCAGAGGACCATTCCTCATGTACATTGACTCACAGGATCGGCTGTGGACGTCGGCGGCTCTGACGACCACGGCTGTTTCCACGAACTGCTACGACCTGCACGCGCCGTTCCGGTCGGGGGCGACTCAGCCCGACCCGACTGCGGGCGCGCTCCTCGCCCTCGTCGTCAATGTTGAGACGGCCGGCGCCCATGCTGGAACCGAGACGTATGAGTTCCAGGTCATCAATGCTAGCGCGACGGACCTGACGACCGGTCAGATCGTGTTGGCGACCACCGGTACGATCGCCACGGCCGATGTTGCGGTGAAGCTCGCGGCGGGCGTGCTGTTGGTGCTCCCGATCCCTCCGGGTGTCGCGACGCTGCGGTATCTGGGGGCCAAGATCGTGTCGGCCAACTCGGCAGCCGTTACGGTGTCGGGTGAGTTCCGAGCGGTCAACATGCTCCAGGAAGTGAAGTACTATCCGAGCGGCTTCACGATCTCGTAAGGCGGCTCATCGTTGGGGACGGACGCTTGGTTGGGTCCGTCCCCGGTACCTATCTCAGAGAGGATTCGTTATGCCCCGCTGGCCGGCAGGAGAAAAGAAGGTCAAGGAACGCCCGACCCCCGACCTCATTCGTGTTCGCGCGTTGTATCGCGGTTACTACGCGATCATGGAAATCATCGAGGTCCGGGATATCGACGGAACCAAGAAGCGGGAGTTGGGCCGCAACAACCTGATCCGCAACGAGGACGAAGTGTTCGAGTACGACACGACCGATCTGCCGATGTGGTCGAAATTGACGGAAGCACAACGTCGGGATAGAGAATCTGTCGTGACGGAACGCGGTGAGTTCGCATTGCCGCGGTGGGTGACGGTGGCTGGAAAGCGCGAGAAATTGACGGCCGAAGCGGGCCATACCAAGACATTCGGCAATGCCGTGAAGGACGAGGACGACCTGGAACCGTAGTTCCCCTTTGCTCGAGGATTGACCGATGGCCGACGCCGTAACTAGTAACGTCATCTACGAGGACGCGAAGCAGTACGTCGTCCATCTGACCAGTCTCTCGGACGGCACGGGCGAGACGAATGTCGTCAAGGTCGACAAGTCCGCGATCGGCGTTGCGGCAGACGGCATCGAGGCCCTCGCCCTCGACATTGAGCGGGTGGACTACACCGTCACCGGCTTTACGTCAGTCAAGATCACATGGGACCATGCCGCCGACAGCCCCGGTCTGTTGCTGACGGGTGCCAACACGCTCGACTACACAGGTCTGGGGAGTCGGTATGGCGCCTCGCATATCCTTCGTGATTCGATTCGCACGGGGGGATTGAAAGATCCCAAGACGGCCGACTCGACGGGGGACGTGCTTCTGACGAGTACCGCGACGAGTGGCGGGGCGTACGCCATAACGCTGTGGCTGCATAAGCGGCCGACGACGTAAGATGCCTACGCAATTCGTCCCGACGACCACGACGATTTGCAACCAAGCGTTAGCCCACCTCGCGGTGGGCAAGACGATCACGGCTATCACTGACGCGAACGACCAGAACGCCAAGGCGTGTGCCGTGTTCTTCGACACGACGCGCGATGAAGTGTTGCGGGAGTTCAACTGGCCGTTCGCACGTCGGTATGCGACGCTCGCCCTCGTCGGTGGGACGACTACGGTCCCGGTGACGATGGACTATCAGTACAGCTATCGGTTGCCTGCGGATTGCCTCCGTCCGCGCCGGCTCTTGCCGGGGACGCGGCTTGATGTCCCGCAGACGAGATGGTCATTCATCGTTGGGAGTGATAGTACGGGCCGGTTGCTCTATACCGACTTCCCGGTCATCGTCGCAACAGCCGATACGCCGCAACAGCCGCAGTTGGAGTACACGACCGACATCACTGCCGAAGCGCAGTTCACGTCCGAGTTCGCCCAAGCCCTTGCCGCCAAACTCGCGTTCTATCTCGCCCCGGCGATTTCACAGGGCGGCGATTCGGGTAAACTCGGCGCTCGAGCCTATCAGTTGTACCAGCAGATCATCAACCAAGCGCAAGCCACTGCGCTGAACGAGGAAGTCCCTGACCCCGCGCCGGAATCTCAGTTCGTTCTGACGCGGGACGGCTAGTGGCGAACCTCGCCAACAAGTCATTCTCGGCGGGCGAACTCGCGCCCGCACTTTACTCACGCACCGATCTGGCGAAGTACGAGGTCGGATTGCGCCAGTGTCGCAACTTCATTGTTGCCCGTCAGGGCGGCGTGAACAAGCGACCGGGGACGCTCTACGTCACAGAGGTCAAGGACTCGACCAAACGGACGCGGTTGATCCCGTTCGTGTTCAACATCTCGGATACGTTGGTGCTGGAGTTTGGCGAGCACTATATCCGATTCATCCAGAATGCCGCGGTGGTGGTCGATCCTGCAAGCCCACCGGACCCGTACGAGATCGCGACGCCATACCTTGAGACGGACCTGCCGGACCTGCAATACGTCCAGTCGGCCGATGTGGTCACGATCGTCCATCCGACGTACCCACCGAAAGAGTTGAAGCGGTTTGGCGATACGAACTGGACGCTGACGGACATCGTATTCAATCCGTCGATTGATCCACCGGCCGCGCCGACTGTTACAGGCGGTACAGTTGGGTTACCGGTGAATTTCTTGGATGTCTCGGCCTATCAGATCACTGCCATCACGGCACAGGACGAGGAGTCGTTGGCGAGTGATGTTGGTGCTCACTTCGCGCACGGCTCAACCACGAACCCTATCGGTGTGACGTGGACGGCGGTGACAGGCGCGGTATCCTATAAGATCTACAAACTCACGCCCCAGAAAATCGCAACAAGCAATGCGATCTCGACTGGGCTCTATGCCTTCATTGGTGAGACGACGGCACTTGAATGGTCGGACGATGGTTCTACCCTTGCCGATATCACGCTCCAGCCGCCCGTGCCGAGCACGCTGTTTCAGTCCGTCGCCAACTATCCGTCTGTCGTTACGTACTACCAACAACGCCTCGTCTTTGCGGCCTCGAACAACAATCCCGACACAATCTGGGCATCGCGGACGGGATTCTATCACAACTTCACAACGTCCGTCTTTGTACAGGACGATGACGCGATCACGTTTCGGCTTGTCTCTGAGGAGATTGATCGCGTTCGTTCAATCCTGAACGTCGGGCGATTGGTGGTTCTCACCGATGGCGCGGAGTGGATTGTCGAAGGCGATGGGAACGGCGTCATCACGCCAAGCGCAGTTAACGCGCGCATCGGGGCGAGCGATGGTGTCGCTGGGCTCCGGCCGATTAAGGCGGGCAATCAACTCATCTTCTTGCAAGCACTCGGCGCGCAGGTGCGCGAGCTGCAAGCCAATGTCCAGTTCGGGTACTACGCGCTCCAGTCCAGCGATCTGACGATCTACTCGTCCCATTTGGTTGACGGGTATGCGATCGTCGATTGGTGCTGGCAGCAGGTCTATCCGCATGTGCTCTGGGCGGTGCGGTCGGATGGGGTACTGCTCGCGCTGACCTACATCCCGGAACAGGAAGTCTTTGCGTGGTCGCGGCATGACACGCAGGGGTTTGTTGAAGCGGTCTGCTGTGTGCCGGAAGGGAAGGAGCATCGGGTTTATTGGATTGCTCGGCGGTTGATCGCTGGCTCCAACCCGCCCGATACGACGGCGTACCATCGCTATATCGAATGGCAGACATCGACCATCCAGTTTCCAGTCGTTTCTAGCCAACCGGCAACATCCGGCAGAGGCGGTGGTGTCGTTACGCCGCCTCCGCCGCCTCCGCCACCCCCGCCGAACCCTCAGACGATTTCCCCGCCGACGAATCCGAGCACGACAGATATCACGACAACGACAGCGACGGCCAACTGGACGGCTGGTAATCTGAGTGCGGCCAGTACGGCTCAGATTCAAGCGTTCGGGTCACAGACATGGGTGT